TTATCATAATAACCTGTTTTGTGCAACTCTGCTCTCTTTTCTAACAAATCTTTTCTATCTTGAACAATGATAGCGGTCACACCACTGTTTACCACTTCACCACCAACATCTTCAATAGTATCTGGGTGCTCATCATAAAAAATAAATTGAGGGTGTTTTGTACCTAACCATGACACTACACTTTTTAATTTTTCTGCAGAGGGTAATAAAGGATATTCAAAATAAAATATTTTGACTTTAGATTCAACAACATCTTTTATACCATCTTCCAACTCATCATAATTTACAAATTTTTTTATCTCTACATTACCATCTAACCATGCTTTTTTAGCAAAAGGACATGGAGGTAGATTATTGAAAACAGGATTAGGTTTACTAAGATAATCCAGTATCCAATTTTTCAGATTTTGGTTTGATGATGATCCTGTTGTTTTCATAATCTGCTTTGAATTCTAGTTTCACATCATGTGACCAACACATCTCTTCGTAGAGCATATTGAGTCTTTCCATGTCCTCGTAAAGATTTTCTACTTTATCCATTTCTCTTGTAGAACTCTTTGAGAGATGATTGACATTGACCCACATTTTCTTTTGGATCTAATTTATTATAACCTTTCATTTTCTTCCACTCACTGTATAGTGCACCAAGCAACCACGATTGAGATAGACTCTTAGGTCCGTTCTCAAGAAGTTCAAGATACCTTCTATTAGAAGTATAACTCTTGTACTCCTCTCTCCAATTGGAATCATCGTATGGTTTAGTAGTTTGTGAGGACAAGTTCTTTTCGTTTTTTTTGTTCTTTAATGTAGTCACCAGTAGATCTCATTGTGTAAGTGTGTTCATATTCTGCTGCTTTCCAGTCAGCAAATCTTCTCTTATTTAGAATTGATGAGTTGTAACTCACAATCATATCATGGTTAGAGTGGGAGCATGTTTCAGAAAATTTTGTGTGATGAAAATACTTGTGCATACTACCTTTTTTACCATAGAGATTTGATCCTATCTCATAGGGTGGATCAAGATAGATAAATGATCCCTCTCCTCCTAATAAGTCTTCGTAAGATAAGTTTGTTATCTTCCAATGTTTTATAAGTTGCATATATCCTGTGAGTTTCTCTATACCATTCATAGAAAAGTTAGAGTCACTCGCCTGACGAGAGAATGAACTGTTCTCACCAAGACCACTGAAACTGCACTTGTTTATAGTATAAAAAGCGACTGCTCTATCTACGTCAGTCCCCTTTGATAATATATCTTTTGATTCTATGAATAATTCTTTTGCCTTATCTGGATCAGGATTATCCTCTTTTATTTTTGTCAACTTCTCTTGCATTACATCGCCTGCAAGTTGTAAACATGCCCAAAAATTATACAACGGTTCATACAGATCGTTTACCCAAATGGGAAGATCAGGGTAGGTTTTTGTTACCCATAGAGAAACAGATCCACCACCTAAGAAAGGTTCTCTAAATTCATTGTACTGACTAAGGTCGGGAAAAAACTCGCTGATCTTAGTTATCGCTCTGCTCTTTCCGCCAGGGTAACGGAGAGGTGTTTTCAAGTTCTTCATAAATGTAATCCTCTAATTTTTTGGAAGGGAACCAGTTGAAAGCAACTGCTGCTTTGTAAATTTCTGCAAGTGTTTCTCTTGCTTCTCCCTCTCTTGGTGGTATGTATGTTATGTTATCTGATATCATAGCAGCAACATCATTGACAGAATAATTTTTACCTGTCCCTATGTTGACACTGATACCAGAGAAGTTTGTGAGCATGGCACACATGTTTGCTTCAACAACATCGTCAACGTGAGTAAAATCTCTACGTTGCTCACCATCACCTACGATGGTCAATGGTTCACCACGTCTTAATTGTTCCAAGAACAATCCTATCACAGGTGCGTACTGACCCTTGAGTGGTTGTCTATCACCATATACATTGAAATATCTCAAGGATATAGTTCTAAGTCCATACAAGTTATGATACATCTCACACATAATCTCTGCAGATCTTTTACTTGCAGAGTAATGGTTGAGACAATGTGTCGGCATGACCTCCTGTAAAGGTGGTTCGTTCTTCAATCCATACACAGATGATGTAGAAGAATTTACAAACCTTCTCACACCTGCCTGTCTAGCACATTCAAGCATGTTGACCGTGCCTTGAATATTTGTTTCCAAACATTCTTGTGGATTCTCCATAGCAATTTGTATTCTGCTATGTGCTGCTAGGTGGAAGACGGTATCCACACCCGAAAATAATACACTGCAATCATCCATATTGCGGATGTCAACAGTATGATACTCAGCATGTGGGTTGTGATAAAATTCTTCATTTGCCTCCGCACTTTCATTGTCAATAACAATGACTTGATTGTTATTCTTTAGTAGACGATCTACTAGGTGAGAACCGATGAAACCTGCTCCACCAGTCACTAAACATTTACTCATTTAAATTCACAGTTACACATAATTTCAGTCAGTGCTGCTAATAGATTTATCTCTTGATCAGCAACAAAGGCAGACTGGTATTGGTACTTAGCAATAATCAATACTGCCTCAGGTATTGATTTTGGTTTCATCGACTCATAGATTGAGTCGTATACACTTCTTAGTATAGCATTAGTATCGTTATCTAGGTTCTGAACTATCCATTTCCTGACATTTGGAAACTCTTTTTTCTTGAGATAATCAACAAGTTCTTTGACATGTGAATCACTTAGGACTGCAAGTATGCCTGTGTCTATCTTACCACCTGCAGAATATCTTTGACATTCGTTCAATACACGTCTCCAATCTGGAAAGTATTTACTAATCAATTCTGCTACAACTTTTTTATCACTCTCTACACCTTCCTTCTGTAAGATCTCATTTATTCTTGCGAAGAATTGTGCTGCAATAGATGGTTTATCCTGTCTACTGATACTAAAGTCCACAACAGAGCACCTGCTATGGAGTGGTTCAATGATTTTGTTCTTGTAATTGCAGGTAAAAATGAATCTACAGTTTTTGTAGAATGCTTCAATGTTCGCTCTGAGTAGTAGTTGAACGTCGGAAGTGGTATTGTCTGCTTCGTCGATGATAATGACTTTGTGGTTTGCAGAAGCAGTAAGAGAGACCGTGGAGGCAAAGTTCTTCGCCTGATTACGTACCGTATCCAGAAACCTACCCTCGTCAGAACCGTTGATAACATAGTAATCACATCCTAATTGTTGACACAGTGCCTTTGCCACAGTAGTTTTGCCAATGCCAGGCGGTCCTGCTAATAATAAATTAGGTATTTGACCTTCTTGTAAAAATTCTTTGAACGTATTTTTGATACGATCAGGAAGAATACAATCATCAATAGTTTTGGGTCTGTATTTCTCAACCCATATAAAATCACTCATTAGATCTCCACTGTTTTCTCATGCTAACATACGTGTCATTTTTTGCAACAATATCTCTTACTCGTTTAAATACTTGTGCAGACTTCGCATACTTATTAGTCATATGATCTGGGTCTTGGGGTCTTACGTTTCCTTCGCTATCATATTTCTTGCCTGTCTTATGATTGGCATAGCGTCTTGAACGTGTAAAACCCATCTCTAAAAATTTACGACACATATCCATACCGATGAAATCTTTCTCATCTCGGTAGTCAAGATACATTGAGAATATTTTATTAGATGATTCTACTGCGATCTCAGGAGTCTTAAATCTCCAATGAGCACATATGTCGTTAGTATAAGGGCGTACCAATAGTACTCCTTGTTCCCCCCTTCCAATGCGATAAAGTTTCCTAGTCTCTGCATCTGAAAAGTCAAGTTCCTTGTAATTGAGGTCATAGTCAAACTCTTTCATGTTGGGTATACGTAGTATCTAGTGATTGAAACTGTTTACTTAGATATTCTACTGCTAATTCTGGGGTAGCGTCAACCCCACATGTAAATATATCACACATCGCTAATCCTTTTTCAGGCCATGTATGTATACTAATGTGACTGTCAGCAAGCAATGCTAAACCAGTCACACCTTGAGGTTCAAATTTATGAAAGTTTACATTTATAAGTTTACTCTTAGCACGTGAGGCAGCAACCTGTAATGCCATAATTACAAACTCAGTATCATCTAGTAATTTACTAGGGCACTCACGTAATTCAAATAATATATGCTTCACTCTTCATAAGAAGAATCAGGTTCCAATGCTATAAAGTATGTAAGTCTATAGTCTGTGTTATAAAACTTCGCTAGGTTTTTGGATGATATAGAAACTTGATATGTGCCTGTGATGAGTTTGATATTTTCTATCTTGAAATTAAATGAGAATGTTTTATCAGTTCTACCTACAACAACAGCAAAGTCGTTAGAGGTATCATTCTTACGATCACTCACTACAAGTTTGACTACACCTGCCTCACCTACGACAGATAGATCTGGTAACCCAAGTATAGATGATGACTTGAGTATCTTTGCTAACTGTTCCTCACCAAGAATGAATTGCACATCATCACTTGGAAGTGCCATCTCCTTATCAGGTGGTGCTATGATTACACTAGGATCTGAAAAGAAATATTTGGATCTGTTTGCTGTTCCTTCTTTGATGTGTGCAAACGATTCGTTTGAAGATACATCTATGTCAGGTGAACTACAAAGAGATACAGTATTTAAAAATTGTGGTAAATCATATATTGCAAAATCTTTAGGAATATATTCTTCTATCTCTGCTTCTGCCAATACATTCTTCATGACAGAAATTGTTCGTAATTTTTTACCTTCTTTGAATGCTAGTGACTGATTGATAGTCGTGAAGTTCTGAAGGATTTTCAGTGTTTTGTCAGATAATTTCATGCTTTCTCGAAGTTTCACCATTGAATAATATAGATTCAAGATTAGTATAGCATACTAACTGATGGTTTGCAATGTTGCAAGAACTATAGATGTGATGAACCAATATGGAACATACTTGAATGGAAAAGGTTTCATATCAAACCTACCATGCCTGCTGCTGTGCCTACAACAACAAAAAATCCAAACTCCATTAGTGGATAGTATGGACTAAAAAATAATTTTTTCATTCTTTTTAGATTAAGGGATAAAAGTGGAAAGACCTATGAATGCTATGCGTATGCAAACTGATTGAAATCAGAGATGATATACGCTGCAACTAATAGTGTGAATAAAATGTGGTTCATTGTGCTCCTTGATAAACTGGGGTCATTACACCGCCACCTTGGTCGTCGTCATCGTCGTCACCATTGATGGCACGTAGAAATAGTTCTATTAGAACCAATGCTCCTATGGGATACAATGCCCATAGGATTGCTATGGAGGGAGATATTACAGTAGATGTATCGTAACCTATCATACGAAACCAGGTACAATCTGACCTGTGAATCCATATGTGACAAGTAGTACGATGAATCCCATCATCGCTGCTCTACCCTGTGCTTTTACAAAAATGTCATTGTTACTCATTACACGAAACCTGGAATGATTTGACCTGTTGTTAGGTAAGCACCTAAACCTGCGATGATGCCGAGCATGGCAAATCTGCCATTAAGTTTCTCAGCAAAAGATTTTGCATCTTTATCTGTCATTAGAATATACCTGGTATGATATTGCCTGTTGTTGCATATGCACCGATTGCTGCTACGAAACCTAACATAGCCATCCAACCGTTGAACTTTTCTGCTTCTGGAGTCATTGTTTTTTACCTAAAATAATGGTGGAATAATTGTGCCAAACAAACCGTAGTTTACTGTGGCGATAATGAGACCTAGCATTGCTAGTCTCCCGTTTACCTTCTCAGCGTACTTCCAATAAGGATGCTTAGTATCCATTAGAAGATGCCTGGTATAATTTGTCCTGTGGTGATGTATGCACCGAGGAGTGCAACCATACCGATCATTGCCCAACGACCATTTACTTTCTCTGCATTCTCAGGATAACCTTCGTATCCTTCAATTACTTGAGTTGGTGTCTCAATTGGGTACATGTTCTGGCGGTTGCCTGATTCTGTTACAGTAGTCATTGTGCTTTGTAAAGAACTGTTACATTATTATATAGGAAATATAAACTTTTGTAAAGATATATTTACATTTATTTTACTTATGATTAGTATTATTTTTTCTTATATTTCTAGTTGTGACCTTGAGATACAAAGATATGACAAGAGCAGTTGGGACTGTTGTCACAAATATGAGCATCGTGACCATCCATATCATGTCTGTAATCTCTGACATATAATTGTAAAGAAGTATTACTATTTATCACAATATTGTTGCACCCACCCATGAACGTTACCTTTGATTAGATGTGCAGTCACATGAGCACCCTCTATAAGGACTGTGCAGCACAATAGAATGTAGATGCATATAAAATGTGCTTTCATAAAAAAAGGGGGTCGTTAGACCCCCTCATTATATCATAGGAAACTTAGAATGAATATCTTGTTCCTAACTTAACACCGTATGCGTTATCTGTAGTCTCTTTTGTTTGAACTGAAAACTCACCATATACTCCTACAGCATCATTGAAGGCAACATTACCACCAACTTTACCTAAGAAATCTGTTGTTGACTCAGCACCGTCTGCAGCAGATACAATAGGACCTGCTTGTGCAAACCAATTGTTTCCCTGCCAACCAATAGCAAGGTCAGTTGTTGTGTTTGTGTAATCAGATCCTGTGAGTGATGAGTTTACTTCTACGTTCACATAAGGACCAGCAAAAGCAGCTCCTGTGAAAAGTAAAGGTGTGGCAGCAAGTGCTGCGATTGTTGATTTAATCATTTGAATTCTTATGTCTCGCAGATGCTAAAAAACCTGCGGATGATACCATCCCCGACATGGGATAGTAGTTCTACGCAGGGTTACGATCTTTCGAGTCCTCGTATTGATATTTAGTATACATTGTCTTCGGGATCATGTCAATGTTTTAGTTTGCTAAAACCTTTGACTTTCTCAAACTCCATGCTGTAGTGAAACTTATCATACAACTCATTCTTATGACTGATGATAAACACATTAGCGTCCTGTAGTACGAACCGTACAATTTTTAGGAACTCATCTGTGCCAAACCCATCAAGAGATGAATCAAATACTTCATCCATAATCAATAGGTTAGTGACTACGCTGTTCTTCATCCTTGCTATATCTCTCCATGTGAAGAGGAGTGCAAGGTCTATTCTCATCTTCTCACCCTCGGAGAATGATGCATATGAAAACCTCTCATGCATGGGTGTCTGTATACTCTCACTAAAATCTTCATCAAGCGTGAAGTTGATATAGAAATCCATCCTTTGTAAATAATCGTTGACTTGACGATTGATGAGTGGCAGATACTTTCTTATAATAGATCTCTTGACACCATCATCATTCATCAATGCCTTAGATTGATCTAAGTATTCATAATCATCTTTTAATTGTGTTAGTTCAGATAGTATATTTTTGAGACCAGTTTTATATTCTTCTAGTTTGTCATTTTCAGCAGTTCTATTTTCAAGTTTGTCGGTAATGTTTTGAATTTCTTTTTCAAGATCCTTTTTGAGTTTTGTTGTTGTAGATAGATGTATGTTGTTGTTAGAAATCTCATTATTGAGTTTAGTAATGTCGTTTTGAAAACCAAGGAACTTTGCATATCTTTGCTCTTCAGCATTGACTGCCTCTTGTAGTTCATCTACATTCGCCTTGTATTTGGCGATGTCTTCTTCAAGTTTGCCAATCTTATCTAGGCGAAATGATTCTTCTATAGACTGCGTACACTTAGGGCATGTAGTATTGTTGTTCCAAAAACCTAGTTCACTAGAAGCATCCTGTCTTTTAAAATTTACTTTGTCTCTAAATCTTTCTAATTTCTTTACAGTATCACCTGCTGTAAGATACTCTGCCATTGCTTTTTCCTTTTCACTGACACCAGTGATGAGAGTCTCAACACGTTCTTGATAGTCGGTAAATTTTTCGTCACAATCAACAATTTTTTGTCTCTTTTTACTAATGTCATTCTCACCCTCCTCCTCTATCTGTTTGATAAATCTTTTTTGCATTACTATTTTATCTGCAAAAGATTCCTTCTTCAACTCCAACACTTTGATGCGATCACGACAGACCTTCAGTTTGTCTTTGAGTATCTCTGACATACTAGAGAACACCTTGATGTCTAGTAGATCTTCTATGACTTCCCTGCGATGTGGAGCACTAAGTTGCATAAAGGGAACGAAAGAAGCACTGCCAAGTATAACAATTTGAGTGAAAGATTTGTAGTTGAGTTTGAGTATTTGTCCTTCCAGAGACTTTTGTTGATCGTTAGCAGAAGAGTCTTCGTTGAGTTTTTTTCCATCTTTGTATATCTCGAATGTATTTGGTTTGATACCACGTATGACCTTATAGTCAACGTTGGATATTGAAAATTCTATTTCTACCCTTGCTTCTCTTTCATTGATACTATTGATAAGTTGACTTTTACTTATTTTTCTAAACGGTTTACCAAACAAAGAGAATGTCAGGGCATCTAGAAGAGTGCTCTTACCTGAACCATTATTACCAACAATCAATGTGTCTTTATGTGCATTGAGGGAAATGTCAGTAAAGTAATTACCAGATGATAAAAAGTTTTTATACCTTATATTCTTAAATTCTATCATCTTTTGGTGGTGGAATAACGAGATCTTCTTTACTAATAACAGTATACCTTGTTCCGCTTCTTTCGCAAGCAGCAAATGCTACATTGTCTTTTAGCGTTACGACGTGCATAGGTGGATCACCTTGTGCTTCAAGTTGTGTTGCATATCTTTCAGCGTCATCCTTCTCCTCAAACATGAAGACAACCTTTTCTCCATATTCATTGACAACAGCATAAGCACCCTCCTGACTCATGCCTTTGACAGTTATAATATGCACTCTAGTGCCTCCGTATATACTTCACTGATGACCTTCTTTATTCTAGGTCTATCTAAATCAGTTTCAAGATCATCAACATATTTTGTAAGAAGTGTCATGGTATCTTCCGTTTGATCTATCATCTCATCTGCTATGACAAGATGATCTGTTCTCTCCACTATCTTTACATCCACAGGTCTTGCTTTGTCAAGTGCTTTCATAAATCTATCATACTCTTTTTCACTACTCTTCTGTCTTACGATAACTTTGACAATTTTGTCAGTGTACTCTGTAAAATTTGTTAGTTGTCTGGGGGTATCATTATAATTGATTACCTTGTATAATTGGAATGGATTGTTTATTGTTTTGAGTTTCAAGGTTTCTGTATCATAGATGTGGAACCCTCTCTTATCATTTACATCATTCCAAAACATCTCGTACGGATTACCTAGGTAATAGATCGTACCATTATTACTTCTTGTATGATAATGCCCAGAAAAGACTTGCTTGAATTTATTGTATATCTCAAAATCAGCACCGTGCTCCATGATATGACCGTGAGTAGCAGTGAATCCATTGAGTTCAAGATGACCCATAGCAACTTTACATTTACTCTTCTTTATTTTTTCATATGTACTAACCTCATTCTCGACGTTAATCCAAGGTATGAAAAGTATATCTAACCCACCTACGTTCAGTTCCGTGCATTCAGAAAATACGGTAATATTATCGTACTCTCGTAGTAGAAGATAGTTAGTATTAATCTCGTTAGTGTTTTTGTAGTAAGCTGTATGGTTACCGACAATAGAAACCATGCGAATGCCACGTAGATGCAGAGGATCGAAATAATGTTTTTTCGCCCAATCCAATGAATATGAATCAACACCTTTACGGTTGTCAAAAGTGTCACCAAGATCGAGAATAGTTGTGATACCTTCTCTTTCAAGAGTTGGAAAGAAAACTTCTTCATAAAATTTTAGAAAGTAATCATGATATAATTTTGATCCCTTCTTGAAACCAAGATGTTGATCTGTAATGATGGCGACCTTCACTTTTTGAATTCTCCTTTCTCATAATCAAATCTAGGATGAGGTTGTGAAGGTTCGTACGGTTTCTTTGATGCATTTTTGATGACAATAAATCTGTCTGCAGCAAATGTACCTGCTAAATTTATCTCTATATCTTCACCATCAACCCAATTCATACTACCATCTTTCTTGGTATGTTCCATGAGTCTTTGGATCTCATTAATCATTTCCTGTGTAAGTTTCATCTGTTATAGTTCCTGTATTGTATTGCATCTTTGATTGAGTTATACTCAGATGATTTACCGTCTTCATCAGCAGACATCACCTCATCAAACCCAGATCTTTCTATAATTTTTTGTCTTATCTCTAGTTGTTTCTTTTCTTTCTGTATCCTACGTAGGAAGGCATAGTGTATGATCTGAGTAAAGTATGCAAAAGGATTGGTAGATTTCTCAGGATTGAAGTTGTTTATGTACTGTACACAGTTCTCTATACCGTCACATATCATATCATCTTTGAACATGTAATTCACAAAGTTTGGTTTGTATGATAGGTGTGTAGCAATCTTTAGAAAACATTCACCAAGATAGTTTGTAATACGAGGTTTAGGTTCACCTGCTTCCTCTGCATCCTTGATGGATTTCTTATATGCAACGATGGCATAAAGAAATTCTTTATTGTTTACATAGTGCTCAGATCTTTTTCTTGCCATTTATGTTCTTTTGTATACACAAATTATAGCACCTCTTGACAACCTTGGCAAATACCGTTACACTAACAGTGTCGCTGTTCAGAAGACAAGCTATAGGTCTTTCTTAGGTTCTTTAGATGCAGAGTCTGATTTATATAACTTTTCTATCATCTGTCTTGCTTTATCTACACTATTTACATACCCCATCTGTCTGTCAAGATCAGGGTGCTGACGTTTGAATCCCCCATCAATAATATTATTATAAGTTTTAATAACTAAATCATCCTTAATTTCAGAGAGAGTAATGATTTTATCTAGATCAATTATGTATATCTCCTCATCTGACATTTTCATCCAAGGTTCAAACTTGTACCCAAGGGGTACATTCGCTCCATGGGAGCGAACCTCTTGACATGTGACTGGATTGTCGAGTATTATTTTTTCTACCTTATCTGTATAATCTACAATTACTTTAGTCAGAATTTCTTCACCACTAACAAGTTTTATCGTAGCGATAAACTCATCATATGGTTCTTTGTTGTCTTCAGATTTTGATCTGAATAATTTCATAACTAAACTTCTCCTCGTTGTAGTATTTGATTCTTTCAATCAGGTGATTCAAAGTATAGTTTTGCTTTGATCCCTTCTTACAATCATCTGCTATGTCGTATAGGGTTGCATTGAGTTTATCTTTACTCTTTCTTAGAACCCTACCTATAGATTGAAGTGTTCTTATCCTAGACTTACTAGGAGATGCAAAGATAACGTTGTGTAGATTCTTGATGTTGATGCCTGTAGAGAATGTGCCGAAGGATGCAATGATGATTGCATTGTCCTCTTTTTCAGTAATTCTTCTTACTGATTCTCTCTCTTCAACGTCTACTCCACCGTGAACAAAAAATATCTTTCGTTCAACTTTATTTATTATATCGTACAAGACCTCTCCATGGGTAGCAACCCTACTGTAGAGTATCAAAGTGTTACCTTTCAAGTCCCACACAAGGTTTCTTATAAACTTATTTCTTTTTTCATGAGTTATAAGATATTCTATTTCATCTTGATAGGTATCAAACGTGATAGGATCATGCTTGAGTAATAACACTCTGATGTTTAGATGTGCTAGATAACCTTTCTCCTGTAACTCTTTAGTATTGACGATTTTATAAGAGGGTCCGAATAGACCTTCAAGTACCC